TCCGGTTGATGTATTTTATAGGGAATCACCACATCCTGAGTTTGGTAATCATTACTTCGGTATTCAGCAGCATTCGGAAGAGGTATATATTAGCAATGCCGATAAAGTTGAAGAATTAATATTTGCAATGATTCAAGACAATGCGGGTACCTATCATTATAGCCAATCACTCCATGACTTTAAAGTTATTGATGGTAAAATGATTGATGGTGGGAGACAGTATATTCGTGCTGGTGGAAAGTATGATTTATTCATTATAAAAGACGGCCAGTTTGTTCCATCAGAATAATGTTGTTTACATTTATCAATAATCGTGTTATAATACTATCATGAAAATCGAAATCGGACCCTATAAAAACTGGTTTGGACCACATCATCTTGCTGAGAAGATTTGCTTCTGGGCAAAGAAGGATGTTGCCGATGAGTATGGATACAAAGACTACCCTGAGTATGTTTTTAAACTTGGCGAATTACTTGCCTATGGTAAATGGCGAGGTATTGATGACCTTCCATCAGGCAAGAAAAACTTGTTTGAAAATGATGATAAACCTACGCGGTTGTATAACTTTTTTCAATGGATTGAATCAAAGCGAACACGTGTCCAAAAGGTTCGCATAGATCGTTATGATACATGGTCAATGGATACAACACTTGCCAAGATTGTGTATCCTATGTTACTGCAACTGAAGGCAACAAAGCATGGTTATCCAATGGATGTTGACTTAGAGGATGTTCCTGAGAATCTTCAATTTACTGACTGGACGGAAATGGATTCATGGTACGGTGGTCAACTTCCTTTATTTGAAATGGAAGTCTGCAACCCAGAACACATTAGTATCTCAGAAGCTCGTTGGGACTGGGTATTGTATGAAATGATTTATGCTTTTTCCAAATTGGCTGATGATGATTTCTGGGCCTCTAATCTAGAGGAATCATCTAGGGTTGATAATGGTTTCCGTTTGTTTGGTAAGTACTACCAATCACTGTGGGATTGAATATGATTAGTTGGATTTTAGTTTTTACAATACACAGTTCAATGTATCCTATGAATAACCCTATTGTGATGGATAACTTTACTGAAAAAGAACAATGTGAAATTGCATTGGATTATATTAAAACAACATACGAACAAATTAATGTGAAAGGAACCGGCTACTGCTGGGGTGAAAGGAAATAAAATGGTAAAACAAATGAGTCAAGTAGATACACCTGAGGGTCGTGAATGGTTAAAAACTCTTTTAAAAGAGCAAGAGGTTATTGTTACCTTTACTAAAGTAAATGGTGAAGAACGTATTATGACCTGTACCCTGAATGAGGCAATTGTTCCACCCACGGTTCGTACAGAAACAACAAAGCCTAAGGCCGAAGTTGATTCCGTCTGCAGTGTCTGGGATGTTACAGCACAAGGTTGGAGAAGCTTTCGGTGGTCCAATGTGAAACAAGTCGAATTTGACTTAGGCACATAATATGACTATTGAAAGTCAATTTTTAAACAAACAAAAGTTCTCGAAACTTATTGAGGATACCGTCATCAATGAACGGTTATCCTATATGGATGCTATCATTGGTATCTGTGAGAAAAACTTTATTGACATTGAGGAAATAAAGAAATATATCTCTACAGGTATCCGTGATAAGCTGGAAGTGGAAGCAAGGGAATTAAATTATCTGCCCAAGCAAAATACACTTCCGTTTGATGATATATAATAGTGTACAACATCCGAAAAATGTGGTATAATTATATTTCAATTTACACTTCAGTTTATACAAAGGAAAATACAAATGTCATTTGAAAATCTAAAACGCAATCGCGACAATATCTCTAAACTCATCAATGCTGCCGAGCAAGTCGGTGGTGGTTCAGGTGGTGGTGAGAAAAAATCCTATGGTGATGACCGAATCTGGAAACCAACCGTCGATAAGGCAGGTAATGGTTATGCAGTACTTCGTTTCTTGCCTCCTGCAGAAGGTGAGGATTTGCCTTGGGTTCGTTACTGGGATCATGGTTTCAAAGGCCCCACAGGTCAATGGTACATTGAGAATAGTCTTACATCAATTGGTCAAGCAGACCCAGTTGGTGAACTCAATTCTAAACTCTGGAACTCTGGTATTGAATCAGACAAGGAAATTGCTCGTGCTCAAAAGCGTCGTCTGCATTATTTGGTAAATGCCTATATCGTAAGTGATCCAGGTAATCCAGAGAATGAAGGCAAAGTGATGCTCTTCAAGTTTGGTAAAAAGATCTTTGATAAAATCATGGATGTTATGCAACCTGCATTCCAGGATGAAAAGGCAGTGAATCCTTTTGACTTCTGGGAAGGCGCTGACTTTAAACTAAAGATTCGCCAGGTTGAGGGTTACCGTAACTACGACAAGTCTGAATTCTCATCTCCTGCACCTCTGTCAGAAGATGATTCAAAACTTGAAGCCATTTATGGTAAAATGCATTCACTTCAAGAGTTCTTGGATCCTAAGAACTATAAGACCTATGCAGAATTGCAAACCAAATTGCAACGTGTCTTGGGTAATGTTGCTGAATCAGGTGCGCCAAGTATGCATCAGGAACGCGTTATGAATGAACCTGCTCCTGCTCCTACTTTTAAACAACCTGTTACAGTAGAAGAAGTTGGTGGTGAGGATGATGATGATACTATGAGCTACTTTGCTAAATTAGCTCGTGATGATTGATATTAATCACCAATGAGAAAAGGGTCCTTCTGGACCCTTTTTAGTTTTATCTAATATATCCCATACTGTGTCCGTAACCACCACCATATCTAGTATCAACGGCTGATGCAGGCGGTAAAGCAAGAGCACTGTTATTACTACTTGACCTCACACTGTTGTCCTGAATTACAATTGGCGCACCACTACCACCACCATTATTTCTGCGCATTGCTTCAACCTCTGCTTTTTGTGCAGTTAAATCACCAATGACTGAAGCATTCATGGGTTGTGGTTTTGATGCTGCTTTTGGTGTGTATTTAAAATCCTCACCTAATGCATTCATAGGATCATCACCAGACGCGCCTACCATATTACCAGAATCACCACTTGATTTGCCAAAACCAAATGCAGTAACCGGTTGACCCAGTAACCATTGTGCCAAACCTGTTGCAATCGTATCACCAGCAAGGCCACCTAATATTGCACCACCTATAGTTCCCGCTCCAGGGAATATCAATGTACCGGCAATACCACCCAGTACACTACCACCCAATCCGCCTAGCACACCAGCAATACCGGCAACTTTTTCTGTAATGGGAGAATCACTCATTAGGATACTTGTAATTAAACCACCACTAATAAGAGCACCAATACCCGGAATTTTACTTGCCATTTTTGATAATGAACCGAAGCGAGGAAACTTTTTGGCTATTTTAGCAGATGAAGTAGCAACATCTGCGGCTTGTGTAGCTTGTGCAGTTTTAAGCGCAGCACCAGTTAATGGTTTACCAGTTTTAGTACTTGTATAGTTACCTGCCTTATCAACGGTAAAGTTACGAACTGGTACTGCCTTTGTAGTTGCAGCAGTAGCTGCGGCCGCTGCCGCTGTGGTAGCAGTAGTTGTTGCTGCAGGGGCAACGGTAGCAGCAGTAGCAGCACCAGCCAAACCTGTTACCGCATTCTTAGCTAATTTTAAAGAACCAGATAATAAAGCAAATGCCTTACCAATAAAACCAAGTGGACTGAAAGCAAATGCAATCAATCCTAGGGTAACACCAATATTTGACATATCGGTGCCAAAGGTTTTAAAGTCACCTTCAAGGATATTGTTTAAACCTTTAATAGCACCATTAAATTTATCAACAATGAATGTCTGTACTTCTTTTATTGATGGTAATTGAATGCCATGTTCAGTCAACCATTTATCAGTATCTGTCCACCATTTACTGATAGTAGTTTTTATTTTATCAAATGCTTCACCTAAATTGGTGAATAGTCTATTAAGCTCTTCAGTATCCATACCTTGAACAATAGTGCCAAGTACGAATGCTAATGGACCAAAGCGCAATAACAATTTACTAAACTTAAGAAACGTTGTTAAGAATCCACCTAGGATTGGAATACTACCCAATGCAGTTCCTATGCCGCCGAACATATTGCCCAGACCACTAAACAATCCGCCACCACCACTTCTAGATTCGCCTTTTACTTTATCAGTTTTGGCTTTTACATCACGCGCACCTTCCTTATCAGACTCAAGTTTATCAAGTCTGTCTGCGTAGAGTGTGGACACTAGTCTATCAATATTCTGTGATGTATTCCTAACTCCAGTATCGGTGGACTTAAGAATATCATTTTGATTTACCAGTGTATCGTTAATGGTTGCTAAGGTTACTGCCATATATTATCCTTGATTTGCTGCTCTTTCCCGGTCATTTTTTTCTTTAATATCTTCCATTAGCATAAACAAATAGATTTCTCTCTCCCAAGGTAACATTTCTTCTATCTCTGTTAATGAGTAGTGAAAGTTTTGGAGTAGTTGGAAATTTACTTTATAGTAATTCTCCAACGTTTCATGAGAGAGACATACTAAAAAAAATCTTCAAGACCCTCCAATTTTCTTACATTTTCATGCTGACATTTAGCACAAGTAAATTTAACTTCTTGTTTAATCTTTGGTAATGATTCAATGAACTTATTGATTTTATCAAATTGAGCAGATGTAAGTGATTCAATGAATGTGATTACTTCCTCACGAGGTTCATCAGCAATACGGATCACTTCATCTTCAGTCAATACACTATCAATGCAAGATACAACAATATCAGTGAGTGAATCCATTTGTGATTTGGATTCATCAAACATTTGAATGTTTTTAATAAAGTAATTGTAATCAGGGTATTTCATTTTTACGGAAATTGTATCCGTAATTTTAACAACCGATTCTACATTGGTGGGAATATCTACACGTGCTTTGGAGATGTCAACACTAACTTCATTCTGTGTATCGCATGATTCACAATTAAAAAGCAATTGTGTATTTTCACCAACTGACTTTGCACGAATCTGTGCGAATAGGTAATCAATATCAAATGTCGATAGTTTATAGACATCAATCTCATCAGTAACACACGATTCAATTGTATCAATCATTGCACGGATCATCGCCGTCTTGTCTTTTGATTCATATGCAATCAAAAGGGTCTTTTGTTCTTTTACAAGAAAAGGTCTAAATCTAATCTTCTTCTTTGAAGAAGGTATGACCATATCATACTTGGGTACCGAGTTGGCGATAATAGGTAAAGCCATAATAATTTCCTTTCATTTCATCCAAAAATTTGTCCAGGGCTTAAAGAGAAGCTCAAGAACTGCTGTGATGGTTTCACGACTTGCCAGTCAGTATATGATAACTGTACCGAAACTTCAATCAATCCATCTTGTTCATTCGAAAAATCAATCTGTGTAATTGTAGTAGGAAATGCGTCAATCAATTGTACACTGTACACATTACCACCACCAATACCAACGTTAATTCTTATAGGGCCAAGACCTCCACTTAAACCCACCAGCGGTTTTCTTAACTGATGAATGGTAACAGGTTTGGCGTAATTTACTTTATAACCAGGTTCGTGTGTCTTACTATTATACGCTTGTTCCATCCACTGGTCGAAATACGTCTTTGCGCCATAATCATTCAAGAGATAAAATGACATTTGAAGATCATCAACACCATAACCGTAAGCCATCTTTTCATTCACGTTGCCAATCTGACGTTGTGATGTGAAAATTTGTTTACCAGGTAGTGTCACATTTTTACATAATAGATTCAACTCTTCAGTCGATGCTGGACCACCACCAGTAATCCCTGGAATACTTGGGATGAATGGTTTTACAAAACTCAACAGACCTGATAAGCCGCCACCAGAACCAAGTGGTGGTAATTCTACCAAGTAATTATTTGTTCTAGCAAAACCTAGTTTTGCCGAGACCATACCTTTTAATTGATCTATGGTAGCCATTAATTTAATACCTTCGCTCTGGAATCTTTATATACATTTTGTGCTGTGGATTTTTTCCACTGTGCTGTTGGTAAGAATGTAGCAATTTCCCATTCTGGTGCTTCAACCCTAGCAAATCTACCTTTCACATGCGAAGTAAGATAATGCTTAAAACAAGGTTCATAATATCTAAGCTTTGACATTCTTTTTAATGTTTCATAACGTATTCTAAATTTAGTCGATTCATCATACGCACGGTTATTTGTAATATTCATAAGACCGTCCAACATCTTTGCTCTCAGAATAGGAGGCAAATAATGTAAGTTAAGTCCATAGAATCCACCTGATGCAGGACCGACTAAAATAACCAATGGGAATTTATCATAATATGGTAATGTATCTTTTGTCTTTGGGTCATAAAAGAACATGAACATCCGACCAATTAAGTCACGAGTATACCTAGGTTGTTCCAAGGATAATTCTTTCTCGCGCATCAGTTGAGTACGGTTCACATTTCGCATGGTGGCAACCTTGGTTCGGAACCAATCTCTTGATTCACGAGTACGTGGGGTAATACCAGCACGGAATGCTTCTAGTTCTAATCTTTGAAATATTTGACTCATACGAGTATTTATATGGATTTGCGACGTTTATATGGCGCTAATGGTTTTAAAGGTTTCAATTTACCTGGCTGAGGTTTGGACATGATACCCATATTACGAAGTGTGTTTTCAGTCCATACTTGGAATTCCCAACCTCGATCCTTGGCAAATGATTTTGCTGCTTCCCATTTATTCACATTTTTTACATATGTGAGGCCTTCATTAATATATTGTTTCGTCTTACGCTTACCTTCTGGCGGCCGAGTTTCTTTATCTGGTTTTATTTCAACCAAATAAATTTTACCATTGGACATTTTTATTTTTAAGTCAGGATAGTATCTGTGATATTTTTTATCAACGTCATAGTAATAGGGTACAATGATTTCCTCAGAGCTCCATTCTAATACATCAGGTGATGAATCACACCATCTAAAACAATCACGTTCCCACATAGAACGATAAACAACTGCTGAAGGATCACCCCTATACTTTTCTTTATTTGTTATTTTGTATTTGCCAGAATAAGCCACAATTATGCTAAACCTTATAAATATTGATTATTACTCTATATCTATAGGATATTTAATGGCAAATTATTCAAGTGGTGGTTATGGTTATTCAGGTGGAAGTAACACACCAGCTTCTGGAAGTCTGGACGATTTTGGTGGAGCAGGGCCAACAATACCACCAAGCGATAGAACATCAACATCAGTCGCAAAAGATCAAGCAGTAAATGTAAATTCATCACCTGCAGCAAAAACAAATGCCTCAGGTCCCTTTACATATCCAATTCATAATGCCGATAGATATCAGGGGCGGATTACTTTCTTACCTATTGAAGTTAATATTCCTAAATTTGCTATTACTGGTGAGAATTTTAGACAATTTTTAACTGCCACGGACGAAAAGCTTAAAGAATCAGAAAGTACAACTACATATCAAAGTGCCAATGATGGTAATGAAGGTGAAGCTGCGGCTAGACAATATCAAAGAACTGGTACAGTAGAACGAACTGGTTCTGATACTGCAGATCCCGGTTATATTCCACCAACAGAATCTGCGAATGCAAATAAAAATATAATTACTTATACACCAATTCCAGATCAAAAGATTATATTAAACTTACCTGTTGCATATATCGTTAATGATGCCATCGGTTATGATAATACTACTGAGTTGGGTGTAATGGGTGCTACTGGTTTAAATGCCCTTGAACGAACTGGTGATATGGGTTCTGCCATTGGTGCGGCCTTAGGTTC